CAACACGTAAAACTTCGTTTTTGACCTACCCATATATATGAATATAGATATAACACCCACAAAAAGACAATCACAAGCGTGGCGGTACCTCACCGATGAACAAACAAATATAGTTTTATTTGGTGGTTCTGCTGGTGGTGGAAAGTCGTGGTTAGGTTGTTTATGGATTACAACCCTGTGTTTAAAGTATACAGGTATAAGATGTTTAATAGGTCGTTCAGTATTAACACAATTAAAACTAACTACATTAAACACGTTATTTGACCTTTTAAGTTCTATGGGTATGAAGAGTGGTGAACACTTTAGTTTCAACGGACAATCAAACGTATTGACCTTTTATAACGGTTCAGAGATTATATTCAAAGACCTTGCGTACAATCCATCAGACCCCAACTATGACAGTTTAGGTTCGTTAGAAATATCCGCAGCATTTATAGATGAAGCAGCGCAGATTACATCACTGGCATTCAGTATCGTTAAATCACGTATCAGATATAAATTAAACGAATACAACCTAATACCAAAGGTCTTAATGACTTGTAACCCATCAAACAATTGGATTAAAAAGGACTTTTACCTACCGTTTGTACAGGAAACACTACAACCAAACCAAGTATTCATACCATCATTACCAATGGATAATCCACACTTACCAGCGTCTTATATTGAGATGTTGAAAGAGTTACCACCACAACAGCGTAAGAGATTGTTAGAGGGTGATTGGGATTACTTAGAGGACAGTGATAGTCTGTTTAAGTTTGATGAGATAACCAGTTGTGTATATAAAACTGAACCTAATCCTACCGATAAGAAATATATGACGGTTGACGTTGCACGATTTGGTGATGATAGGTCCGTAATCTTCATTTGGGTGGGTATGGTGGTCATATCTTGTCACGTATATAGGAAACTATCCACCACAGAATTATCGTCCGAAATTAAGGACTTAATGAAGTTTCACGGAATACACCCACAACAAGTAATTATAGATAGTGATGGTGTCGGAGGTGGTGTCGCGGACCAGATTAGAGGTACGAACTTTGTGAACAATGCAAGACCATTACACGAACAGAACTTCACAAACCTAAAATCACAGTGTTATATAAAACTATCTGAAATGTTCAGGGAACAGAAGATTAGTTTAAACATACTTGAACCATCGGTAGTAGAAGATTTAACACAGGAATTATTAGCAATAAAACTAAAAGATATAGATAAAGACAACAAAGTAGGGGTGATGAGTAAAGATGAGATGAAACGCATTCTTGGTAAGTCACCCGATTTAAGTGATGCATTAATGATGCGTATGTACTTTGAAGTTAAAAATCATAAAACAACAGGAAAATACTCAATAGCATTCGTATGATAAAATTTAAAATAGAACAAACAGAATACCAATTACCTGAATTTATTTCAATTGAAAATTACGCAAAGATTTACAAGATAAAAGATTTATTCAGTGAGGATTACTTTGCAGCAAAACTAATTAACATAGTTTCTGACGCACCATTAAACGACTTATTACAATCAGATTACCAACAGGTTAACTATATGGCTACCTATCTGATGAACTTATTTCCGTTAGATAAACCAAAATTCACAGACAGATTTGAGATTGACGGTGTACAATACGGGTTCTTTCCTAATTGGAGGGACTTAACCTTCGCAGAATTTGTTGACCTTGATACCATCTCAACCAAGAAACCTGATGAAATTTTGGACCTACTACACATACTGGCGGCTATTATGTACAGACCTATCATATCAGAAAAATCAGAACACGATTATCAAATTGAAAAGTATGATATAGCCAAGATGAAAGAACGTGCAGAAGTGTTCAAAAAGAAGTTAGATGTAAAGTATGTACTCGGTGCGCAGTTTTTTTTTATCAAGTTCGCAAAGAGATATTCAAGTTATACCCAAATGTCTTTGATAACGAACTTGTCAATATGGACGAAGATAAAACTCGCGTGGAATATGAGGAAGATAATATGGAAAATGGCTTTCAAAAAACCTTCGGATGGTTCTTGGTCGTCAACAGAATTAGTGGAAACGATTTTACGAAGCACGAATACATCTATCAAAAAAACGTAGTAGAGATACTAAACCAGTTAACTTTTCTGATTATGTATGATTTAGAACAACAAAGACTACAGAAAAAAGCAATGGGTAAAGTTTCATAATACAATACAAATAAATTTATATTTCTTTATAGATGACAAATTATAAACAAATCATACAGGACTTATCGGGAATGGCTTACTACCATCCACAGATTAATAGTTTCGGTTGCGGTGACATTACACAGATTACAATGGACATTGAGACCAAACAGGAACCTGTGTATACCAAGATGTATGTGATACCTGGTAATGTGAGATTGGACGAAAACAGATTGTTATATGATTTTTCCATTATTATATTAGACCAAATTGATGATGACTACTCAAATCAAAGAGATGTTATGTCAGATACGTTGGAGATTGCAAAGGATATTTTTACAATTATATACCAATCATACACCGCTGAGTACGGAGATTTTAGTTTGTATTACACTCCTGAATGGGGTCCGAATGTTACACCGTTCCTTGAGAGATTTGAAACGATACTTGGTGGATGGACATTAAACATTACATTAGAACAACCATTTGACTATAACAATTGTATATTACCGATTACATCAGGTTTTACACTACCAGCATCAGTTAATTTGGTTAACTACAAACAGATTATAGAAGATTTAGAAGACTTTGCTAATAACCACGAACAAATTAACAGTTACGGTTATGGTGATATTACACAACTAACAATGGATATTGAAACGGAAAGGGAACCGAGGTACACAAGAATGTACGTTATTCCTGGTGACGTTGTGCTTGCACAGAACGAATTAATCACCAACTTTCAAATTATCGTTGTGGACCAACTTAATAACGATTATTCCAATCAGAGGGATGTACTGTCAGATACTTTAGAAATTACTAAAGATATTATGGCGACGTTCTATTTATCAGAATATGAAACTCTCTGGCCATCAAGTGTTGAACCCATATTAGAAGCATATGAGACGATACTATGTGGTTGGGTAATGAATATTCAATTAACACAACCTTTTGATTATAACAGATGTGTTCTACCTGAAAGACCATTCACACCAGGTAAAAAATGGTATGAGTTGGCTGAACTGTGGAACGAAATATCAAAAGATTGGAAAAATATATAAAACTATTTGAAAATTAAGATATGGGTCAATTAACTAACCAATTTGTATCACAATCGTACCAAGGTCTATTAAATCTTGAGAACGCTAATACGGGTGTAACAGCAACACTTCAATATGTAACTGATGGTGTCGGTAACCGACTACCAATGCAGGCGTCAACCTCATCTATTGTCATCTCAGGTAGTTTCTACGGAGATGGTAGTAATTTAACAGGTATTACATCAACGACTGCTGTATCAGCGTCATATGCTAACTATGCATCACAAGCACTGTCATCATCATTTGCAACCAATGCAGCAACTGCTTCATTTGCAACTAATGTTGTATCTTCATCATTTGCTACCAATGCGTTATCAGCATCTTATGCACAGAATGCAACATCTGCGTCATATGCTACGAATGCAGCAACTGCTTCAATTGCTAATGATTTAATTGTAAGATGTAAGAACGATAATCCAAGTACTTTAGTAAGAGGTACTATTGTAAGAATATCAGGTGCGGATGGAAACAATCCATTAATCAACACAGCAAGTTGGATTGATGATAATAACTCAGCAAATACATTAGGTATGTTGAGTGAAGATGTTGCAACAAATGGTTTTGCAAACGTAGTTGTTCAAGGTAAGGTAGAAGGTATTAACACCAACGGTATGACACCAGGTGCTATGTTATATCTATCTTCATCAGGTCAATATACAACACAAACAGTTCCTGCACCATATCACGAGGTTAGATTAGGACAAGTCTTAAGAGTTAATACAAATAACGGTTCCGCATATATATCCATAGATAACGGATAC